CCTGCCGATGTTCTGGCAGTACGGACGTTAGTCCGCATTAACCCCCGTCTCTTGACGGAGATCATTCCTACGGTGACTACTCGGTGATTAGCCGAGTGAGATCCATAGTAGTTCGGAGTTTTGCAATCCGCCGCTCCAGGCCTTCGAGGGGGTTCAGTCCTCTAGGGTCGGTGGTGACGGTCAGTGATGTAAAACCCCTCTGAGCCAATTCCTTGGCAAATTGGGGCGTGATCACGGATTCGCACAACTTCAAGGGGCTACCTGTCATCTCCGCAATGGAGAGCAGGTGCTTCCCGGAACCCACTGGCGTGGGTTCGCGACTACCTAACTCCGACGCTTTACCGGTCGGATTATCCCACCAACTCCCTTGCGGGAAGTTGGCGAAATGTAGTCTGAAGTATGGCTGCTTAAGACGGCATCGTACCTTATTCCAACTGCGCTGAAGAGGGAAGTAAGTCCTCTCTGGTTCAGCTGTAAGTTCCTCGAAGGCTATCAGAGCTTGATAGCGATCTTGGAAAGGTACTCCGCCAGGATTCCATCCAAAGCCTCGCGGCTCTGGAAGGACCGATATGAACGTAGCTACCTGCCGCTGCCTCTTGGATAAGAGGCTAAGAGAGCGGGGTCCGAGCAATCGGACTACGTCAAGGAAGGAGCGATCACTCGCTCTTCTCCACTTCAGCATGGCCAGGATACCATCCCTGGTCACCACTTTGCCAGCGAATTCGGCTACGTGGGTGCTGCATATCGTTTTATCCCTTGAAATGGGGACTCCCAATTTTTCCATCGCTTCCAGATATCTGGTCGCGACTAACTCATCGGAAATGACTATGTCATCGCCGAGAACCCGGAAGCAGTCCGATCTTTTGGCTGCCAGGGCTATAGAGTGAACCAACACTCCATGAGTTAAGGCGAAAGCCGGGAATGATGGGCCTAAACCAAGTGGTTGACCTACTGTCCACCGGAGTGTACCGTCCTCACCATGGTTTGCTTTCCATGGTGCGCGGGACAGCCGATAGAAGAGGTTGGTGTCTTCCTGCGTGCATCCGATGTTCTGGAGAACATGCATTTGGACATCCAGAGGGAAGTTGTTGGTCGCATCTGACAAATCGACCGAGTACAACTTCTTACCTTGGCTCAGTTGCACCCTTACCCAATCCGTTCCACTGGACTGGTTATAAGTGCAATCCCATTTCACCCTTCGCAAAAGGGTAAACAGCTGTTGCTTCAATCGAGACATAGCCAGTTGATGGCATATGTTCGGGTTTGCGAAAACCCGTAGTTTGTACCCCGGTTCCTGCGTCATGCCCAAAGTACCAATGGGTGCTGACGTAGTACGAGAGTCAAGCGGAGGATGATAGCTAAACATGTCATCCCATCCGATTCGGCTGTCAACCGGTCCGGACAGAGATCCAAACGACTGTTTGTACTGTGGGAATTCCTCCCACAGGGCCATACCCGTGTCGCTTTCCACAAAGTGGTCCACGGCATCGCTTACATACGTCGGGGAAAATCCCTTCCGTACCACAAACTTCTCGATCGTTTCTAGCCCTACGTTCTGGTCGACCTTCATCCATTTAGGAATCTTCAACAACTGAATAACGTCGTTGAGGTGTTGTTGGTCGGGTTGAGCGCGGGTCATGGAGCTGTGGAATTTCTCCCACTGCTTACCAGTGACCCCACTTGCAATGAAGGTTGAATAGACCATCATCGCATTGAGGGCTCGGGATATGCTCGTAACATCGGTACCATTTGCTTGTTCCCAAAGAACCCCGAAGGATCCCTTAGGGACTGGTCCACGAGCGTCCTTACGCGATTTCACATAAGGAAGTGTGTAACTTTCTCCCGCGATACGTCGTAGGAAAGCTGTCTTAAGCAACTTAAGACGAGCCACGGTCCATTCCTGGCCCGAACTACGTACGTACCGGCTCACCTCTTCAGCAAGTGAAGAGGAGAGACTGTTGCTAACTCCTAGTGCTATAAATCGATCACGTAGGTACCTCCGGTGACTTACAGTCATAGCTTCCTCCTTACGGATGGGGCCCAAGGTGCCCAGTGCTCGAACAGAGCTACTGGAAATGATCCCTTTCGGGACAGAGACTTAGCCTTCCGGCCAAGTGTCCTCTGAACGGAACAACACGGTTACCCGTCGAGGGC